TGGGCAAACCGACGACCGACATGGTCAGCCAGCCAATTCTCAATATTAATCCCACTATCTTCCAGCAGGGTCTGCGTGGCTTTCGGTTTCGCATACATTACATGAACAGGAATACGTTTCTTGTAAAGTTGCGGAGTATCGGTTTCGGCGCCAGTCTCAGCCTCACCTTCCCAACCCCAACCAGCCTGATCGAAGTCCACCATCCACTCAATTGCGCCAGTGGTAATGGATTCGGTTGCGGCAAGCTGACGAATAGGATCGGACTCAAAGATACGAGTGATAATTCTGGAACCCATTGCGGGAGTAACCGTATACCCGCCATCAGGATCGGAGCCTACACTCAATGACTTGTAATTAGCGGCACCCAGTGCTACTTCAGGATGATCGCCTTTCGCCCGCATAAGAGCAATAAAAGACTCGCGATAAGTCTTATATGACTCTACATCCGGTTTCATATTTTTCATCTTGGAGAACTTCGCACCCTCGTCAGAACCGGCAGCACAATTGATCTGCCAATCAAGAGCGTCTTTCTCAAGCTTCGCAAAGTCACCAGCACTCATATCCATGCCGGGACGACGCAGGGCTTTCTCAAGCTCATCCATACGTTTCTGAGTTTCTTTTTCAGCGGCCTTGGCGGCTGCTACGGCTACGTCAATTTCATCCTGACGGGTAACCAGAGACTCGGTGAATTTCTCTACGCGATCTTTCAGAATCGGATCGGTGATGGCTTCAGACTTTACTTCTTCCAACAATGATTTCAAAGACTCAGTGTCTTTACGAAGGGTCTCATAATTTTTCTTATGCCCATCATTTTGTTTGTCAATCTCGGCAAAGACAGCCTTCACCACGTCAGGGTTCTTGCTTTCCTTAATTGCCTGCTCTCTCTCGGTTGTTGCATCTTTTACATTCCAGCCCATTTGTTTAACTCCTATAAGTTTAAAATTAAAAATCAATCATCGCTGCATTCCTGCGCTGCAGTTCCTTTAATAACAGTGACTCAACCTCTACCATCCTCATTTCACTATCATCTCCTGACTCTCTCAGGGACGATGTCTTCATTTGCTTGACAACCAACTGTGCTTGAGATTTCGTAAGCCCTGCCTCCCGCAAAGCCCTTTCCCAATCACGTTCTGTCAAACAACCTTCAAAATCTTTCACCGTGGTAATATTTGCTCCGATATTTGCAGGAAAAGTAACTGGAGAAATCTCCCACAGGTCAAGCTTTTTTAAATACCGATAAACGTTCTCACCCTTCTCAAGCATTTGGTATGAGTCAGGGTCTCTAAGACCGTTCTCAAGACGAGGTAGGTCATAGCCTATACTAAGCCCTTTGATAGCACCCTTTCTCATCAGGGCTAACGTCTCCTTAGCTCTCTGCACCTCTAAAATCAATTCGCCTTCCACATAAAGACCCTGATCCAACTCTTCGAGTTTTGTCCAGATACCAATGGGCTCACTGGGATTATGTTGATACAACATTGCGATCCCATTTTTGTTTCGACCACCATTGGCAATGGTATCTTTGAAGGCGCCCTTAACTACAATGTCGCCATGTGAATCAGGTGACCCACCAAAAGTTGAACCCCAACCCTTGAACTTGCCCGACTCATCAATCTCGCCTTCTTTCAGTTCCAGCGGTACTCCCATGATAGGATAAGCAGGACCATCAGAAGTTCGTTTTGTAAAAAATCTATTGATATCCATTTTTAACTCCCTCTACTTTTTTCTTTCGTATATTATACCATTGTTTTGGAATGTTATAGGAGATAAATGTTTATTTTTTCCATAAGCAATATCATTCGGAATTTTATCTGGGAAAGCAAAACAGTAAACACTCTCAGTTTTTTCAGTTCCATCAGGCTGATGAACCCCAAGAAAATGTTTACATTTTCTTTTAGAACAATTTGGTTCTTCTAACATAATTTATTACTCCTCCATATCTTTCCACATTTCTTCGATTGCCAATCTGGACATAACTGGGATCTCAACCGGAGTCTTTAAGAAGAACGTATAAGGATTAAACTTCGACAACACCCCGACAAAGTGCTCATAGTTTTTGAACTCTGACTTCTTGTATTCGTTCAACCAAACAATCATTTCCCCGTTGGTAATCCATTCGCGGTATGCTCTTTTTGTCTCAACAAGGCCGGAGAAATTATCTCCGTCTTTCTCTATACTAACTATGATGGTTGACATAACCTAATGCTCCCTTATAATGTTATACTTAGTCATAGTTATTATAATGGTTTTTGTTAACAAAATAAGGAAAATAGTTTTTGTCAAGTTTGTTAATCCCTTAGAACAAACGGTATCTTGTATTTTTCTGCCAAGTCTTTAATATGTTCCATGGCACGGGAATCTTTTGGAATAGAAATGGAAGCGACATCAGCCATTGATAATTCACCGTGGATCTGTGCCTCTATATAACCATGATAGAAAGAAAATCCATTTGCCTTCCGCTCACCATGAATAAACTCAACGATATGGTTTCTCAAATCGTTTTGATCCTTTGCCGACATTTTTTTCCATAGTTTAATCTGTTCGATAGCAAGCTTTGTCGGAGTCTCACTGGTGAATACAGATCCATCTTTTATAGCATTATTATATATACTCGAACTATTCCCAATCGTAAAAGTGGTCCGCTTAACCACTTCCTTCTTCAACTCAAACGCAACGTCCCCATATCGACCATGGAGATGATTAGCTGACGGATCATTTAGATACCCATACTTCGGACGCTCAGCGGCTAGTTCTGCCGGAAATTTCCGCTTATTAGTTTTCAAAGCACTTTCATAAACCTTGCTGTCTTGATATGATTTTTGAAATATGTTTTTCTCCCACTCATCACGAACACCTCCGATTTTCGGATCAATACATCCTCCGGAAGTCGCCTTACCGTATTCCAACTCAAACTGATTCTTGAACTTTCCATTTTGTAGAACATCCTGATACGAGCGAGAATCAGGATATCGCATCTTCCGGTTCATATATATTTTATGGTCGCCAGTCCCTATAATATCACGAAACTTATTTCGCATCTCTTCTATATATGCTGGATCTATATCAAGTTCCTTTGCCGCCTTAGCGATGGCTTCCGCCTCGGCTTCTGCAGCCGCCTTCTTTACAACATCAATCGCGGCTTGTTGTCTTTTAGTCAACTCTCCGGCCACCTGCCCGGTAAGAACTTTATCGACAACAAGGGCCTGTGGTGCGGGACCATCTAATTTCTTCCGCATGTATGATGAAACTTTTTCAAAAAAGCTCTTCTCTTCCTTTGTCCATTTTCTCGCCTTAGCAATACCATCGATGCCCTCTAAATATTTTTTTATATTAGGATGAGTATGCAGAGAAAATGCTTCAGAAAACATTTCAGTTGTGTTGGTCGAACCATATTCACTGAGAGTTCGTCGAAGCAAAGTTTTATCATATAAACCACTGAATTCATTTAGGGACATGGTTGTTTCTAAATGATGTCCATATTCATGGCGGAGTCTGCTATATCTGTCATCACACGAATGCCAACTTCCTACTGTACACCGCGCTCTCTCTGGTTTATCAAGAGGAAACTTTATATTGACATCTTGCCAATCCAAGACAATTTTCTTCTTCCTCATCATCCCGCGACCTTCTAAATAAACCCCCCTAACCCCCTCGGAAGGATACGAACCAAGAACTTTTTTTAGGCCTTCGTGATCAGTTAAAATTATATTGTCTAACTTGACTCGACGGTTGACAAATGTAGATAAACCCGGATTTTCCCTGTGCATTCTTGCAAACTCATTACCAATTTGATTGATAATTTTTGTTTTTTCAGCCGAAGTTTTTGCTATGGAATTATCCGCTAGAATTTGGCTACATTTAAACTTTTCCTTGAATTGTTTTTTAACCGCCCTTAAATCATTTCCATCTTCCCATACGGATCTGTATTTCTGCCACTCTTCCAGTGGTGCCCTTCTATTTGGAACTGGCCCTCCCAATGGTGGTGGCTTACTCGGAGCTGGAGCCGGAGCCGGAGCCGGAGCCGGAGTCGGAGTCGGAGCCGGGGTAGGAGCCGGAGGAGCACCCTCCTTTATGGCATATGTAAGAACACATCTGCAATTAACAATATTTCCCGCGTGACCATTTGGATCACCGGGGAATTCTAACTTATCACCCGAGACATCAAAGAACCCCTCGAGCGGCCTCTTCTGTCCATTAGCAAGAACATGGTTGTATCTGTCCTTTAAACCCATACCACGAACACGATCATCCATAGTAGACCGCCAAACTTTATCATGGGGATACCCTGTCGACTTAACAGCGGACTCGGTAGCCTTATTAGCGGCACTATGGGTTTCGGTTCTCACTATCATTGTGGCTCTGACTTTATTAAAATCTTTCTTGCCTTCCAATAACTGTTTAACAAGATCATCATTTGACAATCCGTCTCGCATCCCTCTTTGAACAATACCGTGAATCAAATCTTTTGTATTGTCAGAAATCAATAATGACTTTTTTAAAGCACTGATTGTTGACCATTCTTTCACACTTGACCAATACGTGTCCTCCATACTTTTTTTATTTGGAGCGCTGACACTTTTTTTATATTGTTTGTTGAATTGGTCAAAGGTAAAAGTTCCAAAGTAAGACAAAGTGTTTCGGTAATCGAGTAGAAGCCTTTTGTTGACTTCTACCCGATGTCTTTTTATTACTTCCCTCATATCATGGTCACTATGCTCAATGTTCTTTGCCGCATCCGCAAAAACTTTTTGCAATAAAGAAAACCATGGCGGTCTGAACTTTCTTTCAAAGGCTTCCATCAGCCGCAGAAAGTATCTCTGATATCGTGCCGCTTCTATTTCAGTACGGACATTAAACATAATTTACCCGCAAAAACTTACCTGTGTATTATATAATACTTTTTTGAAACTTATAGACTAAATGTTTTTTTATTGCATTTGAAATCCAACAATTTTAGCTGGTGCCTTGTAATACAAGACTCCAAATGTTCCAGATGTCGCTGTCAAAAGATCATCTGACCAACCATACTCAGATTCAGATACAACTACACCGGCCACTTTCATAACTGACTTGATACCAATAACAAACCGTCCGAATTGAGTCAAGGTTAACGTGGCCTGTAAACTTTCTCCCGCCCAAAGAACAACTGGGTTACTGTGATCTTCTCCTGCAAGAACTATTTCGTAACTAATAACCGCCTCTTCTGGCAATGCCGAACCATCGCCATGGGTAGTAACTGCATCCCATGCAACGGTAAGCTGATTAGCCGGTTTCCAAGAGTCCACAGCGGCATAGGCCGCAGAAACCATAAAACAAATAATTGCCAATACCACAAATACTTTTTTCATTTCTTTTTTCCTTTTTTATTTTTCTGACAATTACACCCGTCCTTTTTACATCCATTTTTCCCACTTCCATCTTTTTTACAATTGTCTTTTTTCATTTCTTTTTTCCTTTTTTGGATTCAACTTCTTTTCCATTCCATTCTGGTGGATCAAACTTTTCGATCAACCATTTCAAATCATGCTTTGCTTTGGGCCATTTGTCATTAAGAAAAGTATCTCGTAAAGTATCCTTTGCCTTCTTTTGCTCCTTGCCGGGATTCGGGTATGGGAAGCTAAAATCTTTTCCCTGTGTTCTAAATAAATGAGCATACCATGTCTTTTTATTACACTTAACTTCGCCACCAGATAACCAAGTTTTCAAGGCTACTTCTGCTCCTTGACCGCCCCATGATCCCCATGACTCATCACAAATATTTAATTCCCAATACTTTTCACGAGTCATCATAAAGCAAGAACCCTGCAAGCTCATTGTATCTACTATGTCTCCTTTTTGTTTTCGTTTATACTCTCCCCAATACTTAAACTCTAATTGCGTGTTAAATCGATATGACGTTGAATTCGGGCTCGGCTTTGCTCTCCACAAAACATCCTTATGCATTGTCGACCCGCACTTCTCGCAAGGCTCTGTCGGACCCTGATATTTCCTATGTTCACACTTATCACATACCCAATCGAATACATGAAGGTTTTTCATTAAAGGGACCATCGTCCAGTGATCATTCATATCATCAATCATCTTACGGTCGAAACCCTGATCGAAAGCACAGTGAGCGTCTATCTTCATAACATATTTAGCCTTTGATAACTTGCAAGCCATATTGGTCGCCGCCCTCTGACCAATACTCTCCTGAAGATAAACAACCGTTACTCTCTCATGTTGAGGAATCGGAGGGTCAGCAAGAGCGCCATCTAATACGGTAATGATTTCCGTATCGGCTTCCCTGTGTTCCAAGATGTCGTCTATTGTTCTTTTTAACCACATCTCATTTCTCGACGGTATTAAAATACTGAGTTCCATATCGTCCCCTTATCTAAACTGCTTAATTAAATTTTCTGCCTTGCCCCATAACGGAATATCATACGCCCGAAGGTTCCCCATACGCTTTACATGGCGATGACAATAATCATCAAATCCTTTATCGTGGTTAATATTGATAACAGGTTCACAAGTTGAGAAGAAATCAATATCACAAGGTCTTCCTTCCATCTCCCTGTCTCTGATGTACTTTCCGAGTTCACCAAAGTACTTGGGAGAATTGAGTTTGATCCTATTTTCTAATACAGCAATAACAGTCTCTCTATTGGCGACGAGAACATAGTTAAGTGCAATCCGTAAACTATTATGATAACAAGGTCTACCCCAGTTAAAGATTTTCCAATTCGCCATATTGTAATAAAAAGTATTCTTACCTTTTCTTGGTGGCCTGTATTCAAAATGAGATTTAACATACAGCGTATCATCTTCTGCTATGGCTATAAGTTCCGTTTGTGCGAGTTTCGCCCCTCTTAAAATCTGATTGTAAATATTCGCAATGCTTCTCTCTTCGGTCTGGATGATATTCAATCCGAAGTTTTTAATTGGTTTCCTTGAAATAGTAATCAGATCATTCTTACCAATGCAATCGGCAAGGATTTTTCTGTGGTATCTCGTCCAATGTTTCGGAAGATTATTTTCGGTTAAAAATATAACAGTCAGGTCGGCCATTATAAAATATCTCCGTATGACTCGATTGTATATTTCTTCTGAAAGTTTTTTGGTTTACTTTTAAACTCAGACATATTAAACCGACTTACTCCGGTCAAGTTACCACCATGCCTGATGTCAATATTCGGGAATTCGCTCGACCATCTTCCAGTCTTATAATCGGTCTTACCAGTTCTACGGGTCCCGGGTTCGGCTCGATTGTGCGGGTATTTTTTATGGCCAAGCAATTCAAGTTCAAGAGTTTTAATATAATGCTCAAGAGCAATCTTTCTATAACAGCACATTTGACTCAACCATCTACAATCATACTTGACGGCTTCGAATCCATTCCACTTCCAAACGTTTTGGTTATAATAATATACGTTATCTTTCGGAGGAGTAAACTCAAAATGAGTCATGTGATAAACCACATCATGCTCACAAAAGAACACTACATCCGCATCACTTCTTTCAAGACAATCAACTATCTGACCCCACAAAGTTAAGAAAGAACGCTTGCCTTCAAAGACTTTATTTCTTCCAAAGTCTATGGATT